GCCAGTGTCTAAAAATGCATTCTTAGAATAGCTAATCTCTGGCAACACAATTTGAAAACTTTCTAAAGGTCCATACTGTGCTCCTAAGAATCCAATTACTGGACCCATATCATATGCTGTTATGCTTGGATACGTTACTGTAAAACTGTAGAATTGATGTCCTTGTCCAACACGTTGGCGCTTGCCACTGATTGTTTCTGTAACCAGTGTAGGAGCATTTATACTAAAGTTTACACTTGTAAATCCAGGATAACTAGGAAATGTACCGCTCATTATAACATACTCCTTTGTCCACGTTCTGTCATTGCATCACTTACCATTTGTGTAATCAATCCACGTCTTTGTATCAACAAATCGTCAAAACCAGTAGCATCATTTGCTTGTATATTGAAGTTGATGTTTACTGGCTCTCCTCTATTTAAATCACCATTCCTTGTGATGTTGCCATTAGTGGTTGGTGTAAACAATTCAGGTCCATTCTCACCAACAATGTAGCTGGTGTTGCCCATAACAGGACCACCAAGTGCTCTACCTGAGTACTGTTGACTGCGGATTGCTGCAACCTGTGCCAAACCACTGGCAACAACTGCTGCCGCAGCAATAAAGTTAAAGGGTGGTGGATAAGTTGCAAGTGCTTTGGTTGCACCAGCATAGGTGTTCATAATAGCGTTTGCAATGTTGAATGCTTTGGCTGCTTCAAATGCTTTCTTGTTTTGTGCTCCTAGTGCTTCAAATACTGTAGCACCTTGTTGTATGGCGAATTGAGTTTTTTCTAAAGTTGATTTCTTTTCAAACTCCATTCTTTCATTAACCATTTCAATTTCTTTTTCATCCAAACCTACTTGTTGAGCAAGATTACCTTTACCAAGTTGTTGCAAATTTCTATATCTTTTAAAATCCATTTGCATCTGTTCATGCACTGTACTTCTATGAACATCTAATGCATTTTCTCTTGCACGCCTATTAAACTCCATTGATAAACGATATTGTTCTGCTAACATTGCTTGATGAATATCACGTCTTTCAGTTGCTTCAAATTCAGCACTAATAACGCCAGCTTCACGTCTTTCTTCTAATACTTGTAATGCTAAGTCTTTTGCTTCTTGGATTGCTGCCATTTCTGCTTTATATTGAGATTGCGTTGTATCTGCAAGTTGATCTCTGTATCTGTTGATTGTTGCTTGATATTTTATTTGTTCTCTTGCAATACTATTTTGTCTAACAGCTAATCCTACACGTTCACGTTCTATTTCAGTAAGTTCTCTGCCTAGTTCTGTTTCTATTTCTTTAATTTTAACACCAATATCGCCTTGCTCAACACGTATACGCATTAATTCAGCTTCTTCGCCATACTTGTCAAGTAATGCAGTAAATGCATCTGCTTCTGCTTGTTTAGTTGCTGCAAGTGCATCTTGTGTTAGTGCATTACGTGCTGCGGCTGCTTCTGCTTCATCCATTGCGGCAGCAGCTTTATCTGCTTCAAGTGCATATTTTTCTGCATCAACAGCAATACTTGCTAAATCTTTTTGTAATTCGTCTAAACCTTCAATGCTTAGTGCATCAAAAGCATTTGCAAATGCATCACCAATTATACCTGTTGATTCTTCTGTAGCTTCAGCAGTTTCTTCTGTTTCGCCACGTAACCAAGCCCATGCAGCACCTAGTGCTGTGATACCTGCTAGTACAATTCTACCTACTCTACCTGCTGGTGTAAGTGCAATTAAAAACTTGCCTACATTGAGTACTTGTTTACCAAATCCAACAACTGCTGGTACAATACCCAATATGGCTTTACCTAGTGCAAACATACCTTTGGCAGCACTAAGTGCAAACATTGCAAGTTTAATTTTGAGTAGGATTATCATGGCTTTACCAATCAAACCCAAGTTTTTAATTAGGAATTCACCAACTGCTGTTACAGCAAGGAATGCTTTGGTTAGGTTAACACCAATTTCTCTTACTAATGGTTTGTTTTTTGTAATTAAATCTGTAATTCTATTGGCAACATCTGCAATTGCTTGTGTTAAACCTTGACCGCCAAGTGCAACACTTGTTTTAAACACAGTATCTTGAAGATTTGATAGTGCTTGTGTTAAAGATCCAACTGTAACATTGCCAAAACGTCCACCTTCTTCACCTAGTGCTCTCAATTGATCTACTAGTTGAGAACTAGTTTTTGCAACTGCTACCTGTTGATCGCCAATCTTAGCAACCAGCTGTCCATTTTCACGTGTAACTTTAATACCAAATTCTTTTAGACGTTCAAACTCACCTGTAACAGCGTCAGCAACAGCTTCAGCAAACTGTGTAACACTCTTACCGTTAGATGATGCAATGTTAGCAAATGCTCGTAGACTTTCTGTTGAAGTATCAACACCTGTTCTTTGAAAAATTACAAACGCTGCGGTAAGTTCGCTTAAATTTTGCGGTAATGTTGATGCTAAATCACTTAGGCGTTCAATTTCAGCGTTGGCTAGACGTTGATCCCCAAGGTATGTGGTTAACTGTGTGCGGAACTGTTCCATTTGCAGTGTTGCATCAACAATACCACTTATGGCTCTTTGTGTTCCAAATGCTACAAGTGCAGCACCCGCAGCCCTTAGAGCTGAGTTTACTGCACCTGCTGCACGTTCCATACCTTTGAGACTGGTAGCACTGGTACGTGCAACACGTTGCATTCTTTCTAAACGATCGTTTACTCTTTCAATGCCACGCAGTGCTTGTCTTACGTCTGCGCCTATACTAATTGTTGCGTCCACTGCTATCTCCTCGTCTTAGCCCTTTGCATTGCCTTCTTGGTTTCTTCTTGTTCTATTTTGTAGAACGCTCCCCATCCAGCAAATTCAGCAGCTGTCATAGTCATAACGTCTGCTACTTTGAGACCCAAATCCTTTGCAAGTTTATACATGAAAAGTAGATCTGGATCTCCTTTTAGTTTTTTTCAGCTTCCTCCATGTCCACTTCAAGTGTAGTATTCATATTTCCAACTGCCTTGATAAGTGTGCTAGGATCTGCTTCATTTAACAGCACTGTTCTGTCCGCTGGTTTGAACATCTTAGTGCCATCTTCGTTGCGAGCCTTGATGATTAGTGTTTCAACAAGTGCTTCAACTGTTTTATTCTTTTGTGCAAGTTCAATTAACCTGCCTTCTTCTTGTAGGGTATTACTATTTTTGTAATAGATTTTTAAATCCCATTCTTCAACATAGATACTTGACATTTCACCTGAGATCTTGTTGCGGAAATGGCCCGTGATTTTATCCATTGGATTGGCTTGTTTGCTCATTTTATTTTTCCTTTTAATTCACGTAGTGCAGGCCCAATTATACCCCTTGGTGCCTGTTTACTTGCCCCCGCTTCTAAGCGTTCTATCCATGGCACTCTATTTGCCACTTCAAAGTCTTGCTTAGTAACCTTTTTCTTCCATTGTGTTCTAGTATAACCAGTTCTTACAGGGGTTTTGGACTTGGCAACTTTCATTGTTTCATCCGCTACCTGACGCATAGTCATTGTCAAAGTCTTTGCCAACTTTGCATTGATTACGTCTGCTCCTGTAAGAACTATTTTAGCCATACTTGTCCTTAGCTAGCAGTATAAGTTAGCTGTCCATCACCCTGGAATGATACTGATGCTTCAATCAATCCGTCCATAGACGCAGTGATACTATAACCAGTAATGATGATGTTACCATTCCAGTTAGCGCCAGTTCCTTCTGGGTAAACAATTAGTGCTACACTGCTTGCACCTACTGCACCATTGACTAGTCCATCTAAGTCAACAGTTGTAAAGTGATCTGCATCCCAGTATACATCTGCTGTACCTGAGAAAGTTGACAAACCTTTTACATAAGTTCTGCCACTGTTTGCACCACCCATTGTTGTTGTTTCAATTGTGTCTGCAGTGATTTCTATTGAATAATTGCGGACCTCTGCTACTGCACTACCATCAACAGAGATGACACCCGCATTACCTACTAAAGCTGAATTACTCATTCTCGTTCTCCTCTAAGTTTGCTTTATCATCGTCACCTTGTTCTGAAGAATCTTCAACGGCAGGTGTTTCGTCCGCATTCTTTTTGACTGGACGCAACACTGCGGATACTTCACCCTCACCTAGTGTCCAACCATTTTTTTGTTGTCCCTTGACATCCCAGTCTGGAACTTGTTTTGTTTTTGTGCCTTTGTACATTGTTACCATATTATTACTCCTCACACTCTTATGGGTTCAAACGCCTGTAGGTGTAACCCACCTCAAGCGTGACTAGTATTTCTGCTAGTGGTGCTAGTCTTTCCACCACAGCTATTGAAGTGATTTGACTGTCTCTAACACCTCTTGCGTAGTTCTCTCTGTAACGTTCGCTTTCTAGTGTAGTTTCAATACCTGTGATTAATTCATTACGTGCTTTGTCTAATTCCTTGCCTCTCACAAATCCTCTAATGTTGAATGTGAGTGTGCCACTCTTAATACCATTTGAACCCATAGTGAGTAGTTCACGTGATTCCGTGTCAAATTGTACAAGTAGTGCTGGAAATTGTGTAATTGCTAGTTTGTCAACTTCAAATGGCTCCCTTGTAACCAGGACTGGTTTAGGATCTTCCATTTGTTTAAGACTGTCTATGATGTGTGCAACTATATCTTCTCTGAGACTCATCTACGTAACCTCAAACTTACAACTGGTGTTTTTTCGTTTCTTTCAACGGTGCCATCATCATCTAAATCATACAGCACACCTTCTCTTAGGATAAGATCCATTTCATGCTCAAATCTACCTGAGTAATATTTCATCATAACTGTAAACTTATCTTCTTCTGGCGTAAACTGTGTTAGCTTAGGACAGATGTGATAAGCAAGTGCATGATAAATTGTTGCTTGGGTAAACTGCGAATCTGTGAGCAGTGTTGAATCAAATTCTGAAGTGATGTTTTGTGATTTAGCGTAAGGCAAATACCAGCGAACTTTGAGTACACGATTGATTTCTGATTCTGA